TTATATCCAATACTTGTATCAGAAGTATCACCTAAATCATCTACAAAATTAATTGTCGCACCACCAGATTTATTTAAGGCTACAGTACTATTAGCATAAATGGTCTCACCTATAATAGTAGTACCTGTTCTAATTTGCCCTGTAACTAATACGTTACCAGATATTATGTTACCTGATACAGTTAAATTAGAAATATCTGTACTCGCAATGCCTGCTGCCAATCTTGCATTTGATACTACACCAGTTGTTACATCAGATACTTGTGTAATTGTACCTGATCCCCCTCCGCCGCCTCCACCTTGAAGACCAGTAAGATCAAGCGTATTAGTAGTATTCTGAAAATATAATCTACCGCCGCTTGCGAAAAGATGATGCATAGCTGACGTATTTAGATTAAGAAATCTATTACTCGCGAGTAATACATTGCCCGTTGTTGCAGTATTAGCTGCATTTAATTGGATTTGCCCTTTGCTACCATTTGCGTCAACATATATTACATTGCCATCCGGAGAAGTTGGACTTGAATTAGCGCTAATTTGATTAGCAGCATTCGTAGTTAAATATAGTTTTGATCCGCCAGGCGCATCTCCTTGACCATCTAACACTACATTATCATCGAAATATTTTAATCCATATAATGTTTGAGTACCAGTAGTTAAGAATGAATTAGATGATGTTGTTAAAACATTATCGGTATATAATGTTACAGTCCCTGTTTTACCATTTATAGAGGTAACACCTGCACCAGATATTGCCTGAGTAATATTAAATGTATCCGTTGAATTTTTAAAGAATAATGCTCCACCTGTAGCATATAAATGATGTACTGCTGATGTATTTAAATTAATAAATCTATTATTAGAAATTAATACATTGCCTGTTGTTGCAGTATTAGCTGCATTTAATTGGATTTGCCCTTTGCTACCATTGGCATCAATATAGATAACGTTACCATCTGGAGAGGTTGGGCTTGAATTTGCGCTTATCTGATTTACAGAATTAGTTGTTAGATATAATTTAGACCCGCCTGGGGCATCACCTTGACCGTCCAATACCACACTATCTTCAAAATATTTTATACCAGTAAATGTTTGTGTTCCTGTAGTAACAAACAAATTGGCAGATGTTGTTAAAACGTTATCAGTGTATAATGTTACAGTCCCTGTTTTTCCATTGATTGATACTACACCTGCGCCAGCAGCTGCTTGAGATAAATTAAAGGTAGTTGTTGAATTTTCAAAATATAAGGAACCACCTGAAGCAAATAATCTATGAGTCGCTTCTACATTTAAATTAATACTACGATTTTTAGGTAAACTTATATTACCAGTTGTTACTATGTTATTAGAATATAGATTAATTGTGCCGTCATTATTGATTACACCAATAGTTATTTCTTTAGTCGAACCGTTCCCGTAGATAGCTGTATTACCTGCATTATCTAGATACAAGGAAGGTCCGCCAACACCACTACCATTTAAAAATAAATTTCCATAGAAATAAACTCTGGCTGAACCATTATCTTGAATTACATTTCCTCTTAGATAAGCATTATCTGATATATAGGTATTATATGAATCAATAAAAACATTTCCTTTCCTAGAATTGGAATTTATATAAATGTAATTTGATCCAGGTGAATAAATTTGATCTACAGCTGAAGATCCTAGAAAAATGTTTCCCGCAAAATAATTTCTATAATCTTCTAAAACTACGTTTCCGGCAACTCCAATAGTATTTGATGTTTTTAGATAAAATCCGGTGCTAGTGTTACCTTCCCAAGAATAGTTTGGTCTAGCTGAAGAAGAAGTAATATTTGCCAAGAATTGACCATTTGAGTAAATTCCTGCAAAATTACTATTAATTTTTTGAAAGGCTGTTCTTAGCGGATCACCTGTACCATCATTAGCAGAGCTACCAACCCCTATAACTAGTACGTTACCTTGTTGCATGTGTTTTTCTCGGTTTTATCTAATAAAAAATATTTATGGTTATACTGTTCTTACAATCATTTTATTAATGGAAGGAGTTAAAGCAGAATTAGTTGATACAAAATCTATTCTAATTTTGAATTCCTTAAACTTGTTATAAGTTACAGTACCAGAAGTATAACTTAAACTAGTAAGTTTTTGGTATATATCTTTAACAAAAGTGGTTAAATCAGTCGTGTTAATTAAAGTAGGATCCTTTTTTCTTGGAAGGGATATCCAATCATTATCCTCTAAATCATCGTCCCCTATACCTAATAATTTACAATATACATAGATACTTGTATCTGCTGGTTTATTAACATTAACTTCAACACTCAAACCAGTAAATTCTTTACCATCCTCTACTTTATATACTTTTGTAATATATGTAGATTCTGTAGGCGTAGTTGTTGCAGAACTACTTGACAATGGATTATCATTGAATACTACTAAATTAGTGCCCTGTAAATCTAATATTGGACTAACATACGCGTTTTGATTAGTAAAGGTAGTTTGTACTTTTACGTCCCCTGCAACATTGGCAGTTCTATTTGTATCCAACACTACTGTATAATTAGGTGAAACACTAGTAGGTGTTACTGGAAAGGCTCCGTCTTTCTTAGTAAAAATAGCATAACTTACATCTGATATTCCAGTGAAATTCTTCACTGTAGGTATAAATCTAAATTTATTAAAATAATCAGTTACAGTTGTACTATTAGAAATAATACTAAATGTTACTTCTCCTGTGGCAAATTTAGCAATGTTCAATTTAAAACAAACGTCAGTATCTAAATCTGGATTCTGATAGTCTGCAGTTTTGAATAATCTTCTTACATTTTGGTTAGAAAGAACATTATTAGTGGAGTTGTAAATACTTTCCCCAAAAGTACCACTATATAAACTATACCCCGAGGATTCTGTAATTACGCAAATTGCATATTCTTGACCTGGTAATAAAAATATGGGCTTCTTAAAAGCAAAATTTGTATTTTTATTTAAATCTAAACCAGAAGTAGGCGTTGTAGGAATATTAACATTTGTCGGAGTTTTTACAACATAACTTTCAGAATAAACAGAAGAAATAGATGGTGCCCCACCTACAACATTTCTCAATTCAACTGAAACTGTTTTACTATTATCTTTACTATAAAAGTATAAATCTACAGATGTTGCAAATACACCATTGGGATATACTTGTGGATCTATATAAAATATCTGTGCTAAAGGTTCAGTATAAGATTTTTTAGTTTGCCAATCTGCTAAATTCGCATTAGTGTCAGTTATACTTGCATCAGCTGATCTTAATAATCTATCATTAGCTTGTAAAGTTACTAATTGAATATCCTCACTTACTAAAAAAGTAGTAGTTGCATAAATTTTACTACTTTCAAAACTTATAGCCGAATCACCGAATTGTATTTCTAACACACCTGTCGGAAAATTTAAAGTAGTATCGCTAGGTATTACAATTTGACCTATTGCCATACCTAAGCTATCAGTTACAACCTGCGCACCAAAATAACCACCATCAGGTTTAGTATACTCTGCAATAGATTGCTTATTTATGTATGGATATACCACAGAATATGCTGGCATATTCGAAACTTGAAAATTTATAATAATTGATCCTGCAACAGGATCACCACTAATAAGCTGCCCTTGTTTTAATCCGAATCCCATTTTTATCCTTTATAAATTTTCAGACGTGATCCAAAGATCAGTAATGCCAGTGGCTATATTTCTAATTTTATTGTTTGAATTACCATAAACTGTTCTTGTAGCATCTTCTAAAGCTTGGCGATAAGCTACAGCATCCGATGAAGAACTATAAGTAGTTTTTACAGCATCTACGGTTGTGGATGATCCACTTATACCAAATTCTATATTATCATAACTTACAGTAGCAGAAGCTGGGATTAATACTGTAGATTCTACCGGCGAATAAGCATTAGTTAATACTCTATTAACAGAAGAAGTTCCTTTTGGTGTAATAGTTACTCTTCCTTGTAATGATGTTAGTTCAAAAGGATTTATTACTATAGGTCCGTCTGTTGAGGCATCAACAAATTTTATCATTGATTCCTGAGAATATGCCATTGAAATAGTATTAGATGTTTCAACTATCTGTGATGGTAATGATGTAGTATCTAGTTTAAAAGTAATGCTATCAGATTGAACTGTAGAACCAATCGCCCCTCTGGATGAATCATATGTACCTTTGGTTTTATCCAAATCTGTTGTTCCTGAAGGAGCGCCAAAAGTTTCGGTTACTGTACTCAAAACAGTGTACAAACTATTGTTGTCATCAGTTATAGTATTGAATGATTGATTATTGATAACTTTTATTAAATTCGAAATAATAACTTGAAGATTACCTATTCTAGCATCTAGATCAGCAATATCCCTCATAGTATATCGTTTTCTAGGAACTAAATTAATAGAAATCTCATTGCGATTCATAGTATAAGGAGCTACTGTTGTATATCCTAATACTATTTCTTCAGTATCATTTAAATTTAAAATTGGTGCGGGGGCAGATAAAGAAGATACTCCCTCTTTGATAAAAATTCTACCTTTTTTGTCTAATACAATAACATCCCTTCTAGGTAAATAGTAATTATAATCCGTACTTAAAGTATACTCCTCTATATTAGCCGGAGTAATAGCTGGTTGCATATTAAATCGATAATTTCTTGTAGTAGCATCGAAATGCCTACTACTGCTATTTTCACGTCTTGGTCTAAAATCAATAACGTCAGACAAAGCAACATAGTTGCCTGCATCTGTCTTGTGAATAGGTATTGAGCTGTATGTTAATCCTGCATTTAAATAACTATTAGCAACTATTGGTCCAGTACCAGTATGTTCAAAATAATTAAAAATTATAAACACATTAGCTTTGCTTGTAGTATTTGAAACACCACCATGATCGTAAAAACTATCTCTTTGTCCATTATCTAAAACATATAATGATAAAGTATCCGCACCTAATGGAGAAAAATTTGCTGTTGGGAAGGATGTATCAATTGTAGTAGTAACATTACAATAGTAACCTGTATTATTGTACGCTACAACATTTCCTTTGTAATATGTTGTCCCAGAAGTCCAAACACCACCATGTGTATTATTAGAAGGAATAGTATTTGCATATAAAATCTTATAAACATCACTTCTACCCAAAGTAACAAGAGTATTACCTATGTTTCCTGCTCTAGTAAAATCAAGCAATGCTGTACCTGTGGTCGAAGTTTTAGTTCTATAATTTACAGCGCTTAAAGATCCTCTGACTCTTTTAGTAACTAAAATATCAGCGGTGCCATTGAATCCTGAATCCTGTGTACCTATTTCTAATTGAGTAGACGAATTTAAACGAACTTTAACAGGCGTGAGAGCATATTGACCTAAATTAGTACTACTTCCTGCAGTAGTTACAGTCATAGCATAGTTAGTATTTAAAACAGCACCGGGAATAGCACTTGGTGCAACATCTCCAACCCAGGTTTCGTTTCCTGTTAAATTGATAACAGCGTTGCCTGAAGTAAAAGTTTGATTTTTGATTGTTGTTCTGTAATAATAATCTAATGTGTTTGGATCTACCCCAGAAATTCTTTTGTTTAATAAACCAAAAAAACCTTTTTGGTTAGCTGAATCATATAATAAAGTACCATCTACACCACTTCGTGACAATGCTTGACTGTTTACATTACATCTAAAATAAGAAGTGCCGGATACATTTGCGGTAAAACTTCTTGCATTAGCAAAAGTATTAGTTTCCATATTTATTCTATGGAAATATAATCTATAAACTTTGGTAGACGCAGAAGATTTGACACTATCAAATTCAACTGCTTTTAACGTTGCTGTACCTATACGATTTGTCATGGTAAAATCACCATGTATTTCTACATTAGCATATATGTCAACATTACCTGGGTTTAATTGCGATTTAGAAAAATCTTCAACTAAAGTATAATTACCAAATCGTGTTCCTATTTGACTAGCAGTTGCTAATTTAGTATCTCTTCCTTTACGAATTTTTACTACTTGAGCAGGTACTTTAACTAAATTACCTCCTACATAATATATACCTCCGACCGTCGAATATTCAACATTAGCATCATTCACATTAAATGAACTAGGTGTTACTAAATTCAAATCCTCAACATTATAATTACCTGATTCTAAATATGTTCTTTCTGCTAATGTTTTTGCTAAAGGATTATCTACGTTTTGTCTATTAATTAAATTAAACTTATCACCTAAATAGGTTTTTACACCTATAAAATTATCGTACAATCCTCTGTTAGGCTGATTATCTGTGCCCAAAGATACTGTCACATATTCAACATTAGCTTTTAATCTGTCCGCACCTGGTGCAAAATAATTTGTGCTGCCAATTGCTGGATCTAATAGTGCTGGATCATCTTCATACCCAGTATTAATAAATTCTAAATTAATACCAACGCTTTTATACGGTGTCTGATTATATTTGTCTACTATAACATTAGCAGAAGGGGATTGAATAAAAAATCCATTCTTATAAAACACCCCCGGATTCACATGTACATACAAAGGTAGTTGTGTATTTTCTCTTACAAAACTAACTACACCAGAAGATACAGTTATTTCTACCGGACTTGGTTTATTTAATTCTAATTCTGTACTTGAAACTACTTTAGAAACGTATAATCCAGTATCACCATTAGCTATGATTAATGAAGGATGATTTACATAATCACCCGCCAAAATATCTGTTGTTGCTGAAGATAATGTAACAGTTTTAGAAAATTTAGGTATACTACAGGTCGAAGTATAGGTTACATTTGCTGCTGTATTTGCAGTAGTTGCTGTAGCAGTTATTGTTGTGCATGCTGCAGCATTTTCTGTGTTATAAAAATATAACACTTCATTTTGATTGAAAATGCCTAATTTAGATCTTCCTGCATTGCCTTGTCCAGTCCAATTAATAATTAAGGTTTGTGGGTCTCCTATAGTACCAGAATCCGCAGCAATAAATTGTACAACTTTCCCCACAACGTTGGATGAAATTCCTCTAATATACTTATTAACAACAGCTGATGTGAGAGGAGTTGTATTTGAAATTCTTATTGATCTGGCATTATAATTTTCTATAAAATTAGCACCCTGAAGCACAACCCCATCATCAACTACATAATTACCAAGAGTTTCTATTTGATTTTGTAAAATGCTCTGTAACTGAGTAAGTTCTCTAGCTTGAACAGCCACACCAGGTTTAAATAGAATCCTTTGGTAATTATCCTGAGGATCGTAATCATCGTAATATGGAAAATTATTAGTTATAACGGCCATTTTTTAATCTTTTTAGAATTTAATTACTAAATTAAATGATTCAGTTTGCGAAGGACTTCTAGAAATAGCAGGATATATGTTTTCAACAAAAAACACTTCACCTGAATCATGATTAACATCTGGTTGATTTAAAGTGGATATTATACCAGTCGCGCCTGAAGATGATCCTATAATTCTTTCGCCAATTTGAAACTGTTTTGAATTGCTAGTTGAATCTTGTGATTGAATATATCTCAAATATTTATTATCAGAAGATACATAAACTACAAAAGCATTAGCTCCAGTAATATTTCCAGTAATATATTCATCTGTACTAAAAGTTAGTGTAGTGTTACTCATCAAATTTAAAGAATAGTTTCCGTTCAATGTAGTAGCAGTTGCTACAGAATTAGCTGTTACCACAGTAGGATTTTTTATCAAACCAATTCTTCTATAATTATGAGGAATAAAATCTGTTTCCCCATAACTTAAACTAGTATGAGCCATTACATAATGAGCACCCAATTCTGTTTTTGGGTCAAATCCATGGCCTCCTTGGGGGCTTATAATAGGCCTTACTTTAGCACCAGTACCGCCTGCTGTATCAGATATAGTAACATTTGCGTATCTATAACGAGTGCCAGCATTAGTAATATTAATTTTATCAATTACGTTATTAACCACATTAGCAGTAGCTATTGCACCAGTACCATCACCAGTTACAGTGACAGTTACAGTACTGTTTGTAACATAATTTGCCCCTCCAGATATAACAACATAGTGATCTATAGATCCATCTGTGGCAGTCTCCATAACACTTACTTCTGCATCTACTGGCATATAGTTAGTAGTCAAAAATATTTGATCAGCACTTTCAATAGTATAAAGATATTTCCATTTATATCCATCTGCATATTGTTCTACATAATTAGTGGTCAATGTTGGTTCGACACTTGACACTGAATTATTATTAGCAATACATTTATATACATTATTTGCTGAATTGACTATATAAAAAGCATTACCATAAAGATTCATATCTTCATTATCATAAAACTTATATCTAGTATTAGCAGTCCACGTATGTCTAGGAACCACTAATTTCATATTTAGATTTGGTATTCTTTTTAATGCAATAATTTCATCCCAATATTTGTAATCATAAGTGTCAGATGTCCTAAAAGTATAGATATCTTCGCCGGTTATAAAATTATTAGCTTCTACATCTCTTCGTGTTGATACTCCCGCTTCAATAACTAAATTCGCCCAATAATTTAATCCTGCATCATCTGGATCTCTTAAAAAATAGTTATTGTATAACTGAGTAACATATGCTACGTTTGTACCTGAAAAACTACCTGCTATATTAGCATCAGCAATATATTCTCTTGTCCATTTATTTGGTCTACCTGAAAAGAAATACAAAGTATTTATTGTATTTCCTTCACCTTGTAAAAATGGATCTAATTCTATTTGTCTCCTTGAAGCTAAAGATGCTCCAAGAACACTTACCCAATAAGATAATCCTGTAGAATCAGGGGTTCTTCCTAAGTAATACTCATACAATTCTGTTACATAATCAGTATCTGACCCCACAAAAGAACCGGCAATATTGATATCCTGCGGAACATTCGTAGATGCAGTTACTTGAAACTGATCAATAAAAGTTTTGGCAGATGCAACTTTTAGTTTATTGGATATTTTAGATGCCATTTTAAATTAAAATATTTATTAGGAAATTGTCACCAACACATTACTAGATTTAGGAGCCTCTATTACAGTTTCCCTTGTATAATCTGAAAATCTTGCTAAACCTGCAGGATGCAATATATTTTTTGTTACATTATCCCACACAGAACTATCTAAACTACTTTCAACAGAATAAGAAAACGGTTGATATTTTACTGCATCATTTTCTGTAGCACCTAATGCCCTACCTTGTACCACTGTTAAGTCTGAGAGTAAACTATCTTGTTTATTCCATTTTCCTAGATATGTTCCTATTACACCGGTGGCTAATGATAAATTAGCTTGCTTACTTCTAAGAATAAATAAGTAGCCAGAAGTGACCACCGGTAGATTAGTGCTTATATCTGCTCTATATAAAGTATTATCAGTGGTAATTAACGCACTATCTGCATATATTACTACTGTACCTGATGATGGACCCGCTACATCAATAGTAAACTGATTTCTAAATGGTACAGTTTCTACTTGGTATATACTATATTCCTCAGCAGATGCTCTTTGGATTTCTTGTAAATAACTATTTGAATTGCCTGTAAATCTTACTAATACATTATCCCCTACATTTAATCCATGGTCATACGTCATAGTAGCATATAGTACATTAGATGAACTAGTATAATAAGAACCTCTAATTTTAATATTAGGTGTGTAGATAGAAGCATCAGGTATAGAATTGACAACATATGTCAAATTCTGAAGATTTGCATAAGTATATACTGAAGGATCAATATTACTTGCTGCTATTTTGTTCCCTTCAATATAGTTATTTCTGATTGTGACGAATTTTGATGCAGGCCAAATAGTAGTGGAAGCCCCGGGTTCCTTCCCTGCATTCATAAATTCTACACCATATCTTTGTGTCTTTGCATTTCCTTGTCTAGTATCGCCTATTATATTATCAATAATAACTAGGTTAGAAGTGCCATCAAATCCAATACCAGATTTGCTCCAATATTGTTGATTAACATTTATTGTCGTATTGGCGCCGTTATCATAGATAATACAATTTGATATATTTACTTGATTTGAAAATCCTTCTATTCTTATACCCGTCAACCCATTATTAAACGAGCGACAATTTGTGATAGTTATATTATTTGCTCGTAAATCTATACCTGATTCAGAATTATTATAACAAACGGCTTCTGTAATAAAAATATTACTTATATTATTTGTATAATCACCGTAAATTCCAGCAGCGCCTAAAGCACCACTAATTAAACTTGGATACATTATCAAACCATTATTGTGAAACTTTCCACCATAGATGTATACATTACTTACACCTATAATTAGTCCATCTAAATCATTGTTATATGCTTCACAATTTATGTAATATATTTCTGAAGTTTTTCCGGAAGGTGATGACCCGGACCAAAATCCCTCTGATATATCATTCGCTGCCATACCAGTACCTGTCACAGTAACATTTTTAATCAAATGCCTATATCCTTCAGATATACCCAATCCAATACCATAAGTATTTGCTATTAATAGATTAGTAAAAATGTTATTGTTTGCAAGATAATTAACTATACCATAATTTTCGTTTGAATTACTTGTGATATTAGCAAATGCTTTGTTTCCTTCTATTGTTAAATCTGAAATAACAACATTAGAATTGACTACGTTTCTAAAAATTAAATTAGTAGTTCTAGCTGTACTACTTTGTTTCTTTATAATCGTCGAGGAACCTGCACCAAATACTGTCACGTTAGATGGAACATCTAAGTATCCAGATAATATGTAAGTGCCACTAGGAATATATACATTGGCTCTACCTATAGTAACTGCTAAAGAACCTGCAGCATTTAAAGCATTTTGAATATTAGCATCATCTAAAGATGATCCATTACCTAAAGCAAAATATGGTGAAGCTTTTACGTTTATAGACTGACTAGCTAGTACTGATGGAATATGAAACCCCGATGGTATAGGAAATGATGTTTGCTGCGTATAACTAGGAACAGCAAACCCATTAGCTTTAGGAGAAAAATGAATTAGTTTTGCTTCTTGTATTGCTCCAAAATCACTTAGATCGCCTGTATCTTGTACCTTAGTTACTATCCCCTTTCCTATATAACCTTTACTATTAATTAAGATATCATCATTAATTTTATAACCAAATCCACCATCATGAATTTGTATGCCTGTTAGAATACTGTAGGGGCGTATAAAACACCCTGATTGTTCGCCCACTAAAAATGTATCAAATTCTACCTGACGTCTAGTTAAAGTGTTTGTATCAATTACATTTGTCCAGAAATCAACACCACTAGTCTCACCTGTTCTTTCAAAATATGTTGTATAAAGTTTTTCAACAAATTTACGATTATTCCCGGTAAATGTGTAAGCTAATTTTTGATCTTCTACAGTGGTTCTTGTGATTAATTTCGATCCAAATGAAAGTTCATCTACTAAAAAATTACCTTCTATACTACCGGGTTGAATTAAAAGTTCAATAACTTCTAAATTATTATCATAATGCTTAGTAACTTCTATAATTGTAGCATACGAATTTGAAACTAATCCTCTTATTCTAGTATTTTTTAATACGAATGGATCACCACTTATTACATAGGCTTTAATGACTTTAGGTTCGTTCCAATTGCCATCAGATGCTTTAAGTACATAATCAAAAGGTTTAGTTATTTCTACATCTACACCATATAGTATTCTAAACAAATACTTAAACGATAGATTATTTCCTTTTGATTTAAAAAAATCTCTTAGATATTTTATAACTACTTTTTTATTTGTTATTATTTCTAATGGTAATCCGGGACCATAGTTCTGTAAAAATACATTAATCAACGAATCAATAGTAGAATCTATATCTCTATATTTTGTGGCATTTTGTAATAATTCTTGAGCATATGTATCTTGCTCTAAATATTCATAATATCTTTCTAAAAAAGTTACAAAGGTAGGGTAATCTGCCCTTATAAATTCTGGCAACTGAGAAGATACTCTTGCTGATATTCTTTCTTCTATTCTATTGATCATCTCTTGCTATTACACTATAGTTTAGACCTTTAACCACATTACTATTTGTATCTTCTCCTGATTCATCTAATACTAATATTTGACCTTTAGAACTATAGACATCATAATATCCCGGTTGCAAATTAGCATTCAGCCTTAATGAAGTTCCTGATATATAACCTTCAGGAGATAATTCATTTATAACTACTTCACCATTATAATAATATACTTTTCCAATATTACTTAAAATTTGTGTACCACTTAGATAATCGTACACTGCAAGTGTACCTGTTCCGTTATTATCGGGGACTGTTGTATCAGGCACATCTTTAATGATACATCTTGTAGTTAAAGTATTAACCGTAAAATAAAATACAGAAGAATAAAAAGTATTAGGTAGAATTCTATTACTAAATTTTATCTTATTATCGCCAGAATAAGTATTAACAGTATTTAAGGTAGGAGTTATTCGCTTCTGCATTCTTGGGACTATAGTACACCCATAAATCGAAGAATCAATATCTATGATGTTATTTAATAATTTAACAGTGTAAAAGTCTAAATTAAATTTTTGCAGTTGTGTTCTAAAATATTCCCTAACAGTATTATCTGTAAAATTTTGAATTTGGACGAAACTGTATGAAGTTAAACGAGGATTATATTTTACTTCTACATCCAAACCGATGTAAATATATTCTGGATCTATAAATTCAGGAGTTAGACCAACTATTTGTTTTTTTGCTAATAAATTTGTTTTTATATCATTTTTTACTGCATCACTTATTACAAATCCTGAAAATGGTTTCAACGAAATAATTACTTTTCCATATTTAGGTGGAATATTTTCTTCACCTCCCCATACTGCAACAGATTCAGCATATGGATAATACTGTTGTACCAGCGTTTTATAATCATCTACCGTTACAGCTCTATCCAAGGTGGCATATGACTTAGGAGCATTAAATTTTAATTCTGTTATGGTCTCTCTATCCGCTCCACCTGTTGAATTACTAACTGTTGTAACTGTTACATCACCACCTGCTAAAGTTCCACTATAAGTAAATGATTGACTTAATTCTGATGAAAAATTAGCAGATGTCCCATTGGATACTAGGTAGTATACTGTTACTATATTTCCTGCAGTTAATTTTTTACCTAGAATTCCATCTCCAAAATAAATTTCGTATCTACCTTTAGTGTTTTCTTCTAAAAAATATACTTTAGATGTACCATCCAACGAAACTATATCAGATACTCGATTATAAGTAGTTAAAGTAGTATTAGAAGCTGATTCTTGTACTGTAACATATAATGTATTAGTATCAATATCTATATTAGGTATTTCATATTTTTCATCTGGTCCTGGTGTAACTACTATATATTTGTAATTTAATGCCGATCCCTCAGTTATAGTGACATCATTGAAAACGTATACACCATTTAATGGGTTAATAGTTACTGGTTCAGTATTTACAAAATTAAATGTTGTTTCATCTATGGTGGTAGAAAATTGAGTATATCTAGGTAATGTAATAGCAGCAGGTGAACCTGTAGGATTATTAACAGTTATGTCGACTACTGCACTTGCTCCTTTTATTGACCTAGGCAGATAACCAAATAATTTAGCTATAGAAACTACTGATTGTCTTTTTACTGCAGAATCAATAAACATTTCATTAGCAAGCATATTTGCTAAGTATGCATTATAATGTGTGTTGTAAGCAAGTATGTCCAACAATATAGACATAGTAGAACCTTCGAAATCATAGTCCGAAAATTCTGTTTGTGATTTTAAATAAGTTTTAAGATTGGATTTAATTGCATCAAAATCTAACTCTGCAATTTTAAGATTAGCCATTATCTTACTCTGCTAATTAATGTGGTTAACTTTATTGGATCAATAGTATTGATGATTCTAAATTCAATTGTAACTTCAACACCATTCGCATCTTCATTAGTATTAATTTGTACATTTTCAAGATTAACTCTTGGTTCAAATTTAGCAATGGTATTTTTTATAGTTTGCTCCATAACTCTTTTCATTATTGGATCATAATTTTCAAACATCAAATAATATATTTGGCAACCTATTTCAGGATGAAACGGTCTTTCATAATTTTTAGTTAATATGAGATTACGCAAAGATGCCTTAATTGCCTCTTCGTCGTATTTTTTTGTGACGTCAGCAGAAACAGGATTCTTGGTAAAAGCCAAGTTTAAATCTGAAAACTGCCTAACTTTTCTATTAATAGTAGCCATTTTTATATTTATTAATCCACAGTAGCAGTAGATGTGATAGTACTTGCTATAGTATGACTACAAGTGAGACCTGAACCAGCAAACGCTACGGGTTTATCTTCTATAAACAAAGTAGCTGAACCCTCATCTATTTTTATGTTATTATGTGATGAAGGATGATTGCTCACTTGTGCTGCTCCAGTAGCATCAGCCACTGCTACAAGATACCCATCTAAATACACAGATGTTTGCCCAGCTCTAGTAATTACATATGCTGGACCAGAACTAATGTTATGAGATTCTCTAGCTATATTAGGCATCTAAGCTAATTGGGTTAGACCTGAAGAATATTTGGCATGATTATTAAATGTCATGACCTGATTCCTTCTTTGTTTAATGTTTACGGATATATGAATCCATGGATTTGAAGTAGTTGAAGCATATTCCAATAGTAGTTGATCATAATTCAATACTTTTGCTAAAGCTCTAGCAATTTCATAATAATCTTTCTTAGAAGCTCCCTTAAATTGAATATCCACAGCTAATCCCAAAGGATGTTGTGAAGTTGCAGCTGAAGAAGTAGCATATCTAAATCCCGAAGTGATGTACATATTTGGATATAATTTTAAAACGGGCTCACATATATTTAAAGCTACAGCTTGCATATTATATAAAATTTCTCCGTAACTCAATCCTCTCTGAGGGGTTATTTTTGCAGATGTTACAGCTGCCTTAGAAGATAACATACCTAAAGTAAAATTAGGCGATAATTTAAAATTATCTGGTACAATGGAAAGTTTCTTTAATTCTTCTGACGGCGCAATAAAATCATTATTACCTGTTGTAGGGGAATCAGAATCTAAACTGACAACTGGATCCTCAAATTTTTCTTGTTGAACAACTCCTGCACAAATTGCAGCGTTTTTAGTTTTCTCTATTTCGTCACTTGTTGCGCCAGGTTCCTCAGCAGTCAAACAATACTTATCTCTTAATGTTAAAGATTGTGGATCATCTAATTCTATGTAATTAACATATTTTCTACCTTCAAGAATACCTGCGAAAGAATTATTGGCATTAGCAGATGGTTCTGATCTTGTAGCAGCAACAGAACTTGCTGCAGGAGTAGATGGATTGTAGTTTATCGGATTAGCAGTAACTGTCAATTGTGCAGATTTTTGATTAATTGCTGATGCCGCTTCAATATAGATATCACCTTCAACTTTTTCATATAAATCGGTAGATGTCTCATATAGTGATCCATCCACATAAACATGTTTATCAATACCAACTTCTTCGTAGGAATTTTCTACAACTTTCGTATAACTAACATTAGCTGTATTATATATTTTATTAGATAACAAATGCAAATTACCTTCGCTTTCTACATTAACTGTTGTATTAGATAAAATATGCATTTCATTGTCTGCTTCAATGTAGACATTTGCACTTCTAATACTAATACTTTCAACTGCTGATAAATTTAAAGTGCCTCCTGCCTGTGCTGTTATATCATTATGGCATGTAATATTAGTATCGCCTTCTACCTCTATATTAGCATCATTACCTACGTAAATATTACATGCACCATTAACTGATATATCTGCTCTACCCGCAATAGCAATTTTACCATTACGATCTATAATTTCATAACTAGAGCCTACTGCTCGTTTAACTATAGAGCCATTCGCATCAATTTCGATAAATGTCCCAGATTTATGATATACATGTAATCTTTCTGCACCGGGCGTATCATCAATTTCTATAATATGCCCCGATTCAGTTTGTGTGACTTTATTGTATGGATACTCACTTTTAAAGGGGGACTCAGGTTGATCCCATGAATCACCTCCAGGTAGTTTTGCACCAAGCATTCTATCTTTATTCTTTTGCTGTACTACTGTTCCCTGAGCTTCTCCTGTAGCTAATTTATTAGTGTCTGATTTTCCCTTATATTCTTGTGTCGGATATGTAGCAGAAGGATCTACGAAACCTTTTTGGGTGACCTCAAGTTTAACTTTATTTTCTTGATTTAAAGGATTGAATTGTTTAACTTCTTTTATTACTTGTGTTGTTTGTGCTGTGTTGTAAGATTCAGTATATCTACTTAAAGCTTGATCTGAAGTTCCATTGGCAAAAAATCCAGTTGCAGAATTGAAAATTGGATTTACTCTGTTGCCCTTACTAAAAATATTATTACTATAACTATCAATAGAAGCAGATACAGAATTATTTAGAGTAGGTATCAAGGAATTAATTAAACCATTTTTTATAGATCCCAATCCTAGGATATTTTGTACATCTCTTGGTGCGTTGAAACTTATTAAATTATTTAATTCTTTACTTGCTATACTTGAAACTTGATTTTGGATACCTCCAGACATAACTGGATTTAATACATTAGTTACGTTTGTAGGTCCAAGATTACTATTTACGAGATTCAATGGATTATAGGGACCCACAGCATTTGCAGGTATTTGGTTTAAATTTCTATTCCCTTGATTTATCGTTTCATTAACTATAGTTGTTGCCAAGTTAGTAGCAATATTATTAATAGATAAATCCATTGCCCTAGCTTGTA